TCTTCCACTCTTCATCACGTCCCGGAACGTCCCACCAGTCCACTCTGAAGGGTTTAAATTCATTTGTGGACTGTAAGGCACCCTCATAAATTTTATGAAATTGATTACCAATGCCATTAGCAGTAGAAGTAATAATCACTCTAGAAGTTTTACCAGATGAAATAACAGGATAGGTAGAGGTATAGAATGTTGCTGCATCTTCTACAAATGCAAACTCATCCAGAAATAGCAAGTTACAATTATGAGAAATAACTCCATTTGTGACATATGAATGAGTGTCATTTACATTATAAAGATCATAGACCTTTTCTGAATTGCTTTTTTCTTTTATATCAATAACGGTTTTTTTAGATAAAACATCTCCTATCTCAATAAAACATGCTGGTATATAACTATCATCTAATAGAAACTCATGATCATAAGTGCATGTTATATTAGATTTATCATCAAACATAATTTCTAAGAGATTAGATTTTTCACCCTGATCAATAATTGCTTCAAAATTTTTGAATCCATTTTGAGTTAGAACATTCATTTTCTGGACCCAGTTCCTTGAATCCAACCTGTAGGTTGATTACCCGGAATAAAATAATTTCCATGACTTGTTTCAGGATCACGATAATATTTTTTACCTTTATTGCTAGGAGATATTCCTTTTTTCGCCAAAGACATTTTTAATTTTGCTTCTTCACTTCTTTTCATTCCCATATGCTTTTCAGCAGTTTTTCGTATTTTTTCTGGGTCTTTATTCTGAGGATTTTCTCTTTTGATTCCAGTTAAACCCTTACTAATTTTTTCTCTGTGTTCTTTAGTTTTTTTAACTCCTGAAAATCTGATTTTAGCATTTTCCGACAATATTTGACTTCTTTTTACTTTATCTTCAATTTTTCTATTATAGAATTTTTCAGCAGCATATTGAACATTTGAACAATCGAAATATACTTCAGGTCTATTGGGATCGCCACATGCAAATAAAACATTAGTTCTTACATTATTTTCGATTCCTAATGCAGAAGCAAATTCTCGAATGTTATTACACTTCATGTTTCCAACATAACCAGTTTTATCTGAATGTCCAGTTCTACCTTTTGACCTATCTCTTATCTTATTTTTGCTTTCTTCAGAATGAGACTTACCAAAAAATGGGTTATTTTTGCCATACATTATTCTCACATTGCCACCTAAAGCAATATTGTAGGTATCTTCTCTAAGTGTAAAATCCCTATTTACAATAGATGCTTCATATGCTTCAGCCTCTTCCTTATTATCAAAAGTTTTTAAAATTTCTTTACTAAAACTTTCGATGCCATATTTTTCAATAGCCCGTTTTATTAATTTTCCAGAGCCCATATATCCATCATTTAAATCATTTGTGATATGGAATCCAATATATATTTTATTATTAATATTATTTGTGATTTTATAAACAGTATAAATCATTTTATTTTCTTCTACTTGGATGAGTTTACTTTTATTTATAATTTTGTTTATATCAGTATAAAAGATATTTTGGTAATCATCTTCGATACAAATCTTAGAATCTCCTGTTACACAACTCATACCACGAATAGAAGAACCAGAAGTAGCAGCTGCAATAATACGAGAGTTATTTGAAAACTCTAACGAACCTTTGTTGAGTGCTTTAGTGCCGGGTTGTAAAAAGAATGGAACATTCTCTAGTGCAAGAGTAATACGAGAAAGCATCTCTCTAGCAGTTGCACCTTTGTTTGCCAACACAGCAATAGTCTGGTCAGGATGGAATAATGCATACCAAAGAATATACATACATGAACTGATAGACTTACCAGACTGTCTACAGGCAAGAACAATAGAAAATCTATTATCTTCAAAATGCTTAAACATTTCTTTCTGGTAAGGATACATCTTGAAAGGTGTTAGACCTTCATCAAGGTTAATTACCTTACCATAAGTCTCAGCAAAGTATACCGGGTCAGTCATACATTTCTGATATTCTAGGATATCTTCTTTAGACCATCCCTGTTGCACACCATCTTTCTTGACCTGTGCATTACCGAGGTAAGTTTCATTCACTCTTAAAATATCTCTTTGCTAATTTATGGAGTGCATAGAACCAGAAACCATTAATGATTGGTTCAATAATAGCATCTAATGCTGCTAACTCCATAGCTGCACCTGTAATTAACCAGTTGCAGATTGTAGCAATAATAATATGCCCAATAGTATAAATTATTGCTAGTAGGACACTAGACTCACCAATGAGTCTTTTAAGGAGTTTAAATATTCCTTTGGTCAGTTCTGTCATATACATTATCAATTACCTTTTCATTATCATCGCCCCGCAGCATTTTTTGTAACTCTGCTGTGGAACCTACAAATACATTTTGTGTAAGAGATTTGGTATCATCACCGATATTACCTTTAGTTTGAGTAACATTAATCTCTTGGTGTTTTTTATGCATTGCTAATAGTGCATGTGCATTATCAGCTTGCTGTTTAATCATCCCTGTCAAGACTTCAATAGCACGGGGATGTTCAGACTCTTCTGCCAAGTCCTGTGCCATTCTCAGACCTTCTTCACCTGAGTGTAGAAGAGACCTAAGAGTAGAACGAATAAGGTCTAGGTCTTCATCATAACTAGAATGAACACTCTCAGGAATATCTCTCTTTGGCACAATACTACTAGTCATTATACACTATCCCCTTCACCCGGAATGATAAATGTTTCAGTAAATCCATAGTCACTATCAGGACTTACATTCAACGGGTTTGGTTCAATAATAATACGTTCAAACAAATTGTCTGAATCTGTAAGACTGTAAGAACCTACAGTTGGAATATCTGGATCACGGAAGTCAACAATAGCCTTACGGATGATAGAACTATCTGCAATCGGACCATAGAAGTTAGTTTTGATTTCAAAGTCTAATGTATATATGATAGTTCTTCTGTTCTCTAAAGAACCTTCATAATCATCACTAAAAGAAATACCAATCAAAGAAATAGGAATATCTTCTTTGATATTAGGATAATCACTAAACTGTTTCATAGTAATAGTAAAGGTAGGATTAAAGAAAGGAATAATCTGCTCAAGTATTTGAACAGCATCTTCATTTGTCTTTGCCAGAATATTCAATTGAAAGTTTAGAATATAGGGAACAGCAGTAAAGAACTTAGTCTTTTTATTATTATCTGAAACAACAGTTTCTGTAAAGTTATTTGTTTTAGGTAATTGTCTAGTAGGATCAAAGTAAAGAGACGACATTTCAAATCCCATTCTAGGGAGTTTGATTGCTAATTTAGCATCTGACATGTCTTCTGTTTCACGAATACGATCCAAATACTTTTGTTTTGGAGAGTAACTTAGTGGAACTTTGATTTGACTGATAGCACTACCACTAGAGTCTTTACGAACCAAGTAAATATTATTAAATAGTGTTCCAAATACAGCTACGCATTTACGAATCTTTTCATGGTAGAAGTGCTGATTTAGCATTTTATGTCACCTCTCCAAACGGATTACCTTCACTAAAGTCAATAATATTATCACCTTCAGTTTCAAAGATATCATTTTGTTGTGTTACTTGAATTTGATTATTTTCTCTGGTAGAAATTACAGTGTAGGATGCACTGTCAGTTCCAAGACCAGATGAGAAGATGTTTGAAACGCTGCCCGTTGTGAAGACATGATACTTACCATCATCTGCTCCAAGATGGACAAGTGATATTTCATTGGAACTATCATTCCACTTAGCAATCTCAGCTGAGAGTGTAACGTTGTTGGCAAGACTTTGCTGGATAGTTGTTCCTACTTGTAATGCATCACTATCATAGGCACTATCAAATAGAGTCAGAATATACTGGTAAGCATAGTCCTGTTCAATCTGATCAATCTGTGCAATGTCAGTATCAAAGTCTTCATCATTGTATTCAAAGAGTTCAATCTCCATACGGAATGTTGGAAGATTAGATAACTGATAGAATGGTTGATCATCAATCACTCGCATGATTTCAAAGATTTGATTTGATAATGGAAGAAAGATCAAATCACCTTCATTTGGTCTACTCTGTGAAGATGAATGGTCAAAAGTAACTTCTTGCCATC